TACAAAACTTCAGACTCACGCACTGCTGATGGGCGGCCCTTGCATGATCACATGCGTCAAGACAAACTCTGGGGAGACATACGCCGTACTGCTCGCACCAATCCCACTTTACAAGATGCCCTAGATCGTGCTATAATGATCTACAACTTGAGTAAAACAGATGAGTGATAAACTAAGCATTGCCAACGAGATGCGACAATTTGATCGCAAAAATCGAGACTTCTACAACGAACTCACAGACGAAGAACGAAAAAAGTTTTCGCCGTACTTGATGATTCGCTGGGGTAGCGCAGTAGAAGGGTCGCGAGATCTACAAGAGTTCTATGTTATCTCCACCAACGAGCGCCTCAACAAACACTTCTTTGCAGTCAACACCACAGCACACAAAAAGCTACAGTGGTTGATGGCCACTGCAGTCAGTCCAGACATGGGCACTCCTAGACATGTCTGGATTGCGCCCAAAAAAAGGGAAGCCGGGGTTAGTGCCAAGCGCAAACAGTTAATGGCCATTTATCCCACTCACAAGGATGACGAGATTGATGTCATGATGCAAATTATCACAGACAAAGAGATCAAAGAGTATCTTAAACAAAGCGGGCAGGACACAAAATGATCGAGCAGTTAGTGGTCAATGGTTGTAGCTACATGGAAACCTATGCGTTTGGTGACGGACATGTAGACCTAGCTGAACGACTGGACATTAGAACTCCCGCAGGTGCAATCAACGCAGTGAGCTTGGCCATTGGTGGCAGTGCCAACAGTCGCATCTTACGCACAGTACACAAGCACAGTTACAATCCAGGCTACAACACATTGTATGTGATGGGCATGACATTTGTAAGCCGTTTAGAAATTCCCATACTGGATGATCGTGATCTGTTTGAAGGACGTTGGACCAATCCTCAAAATCAACAGTTTCAAAATCGTTGGATGCAGCATTGGACTACCAAAAATAGTGAACAGTATGTAGAGCTCAAGTTAAAGTATGAAAGCGACAGTATCCTGGATCGCACTGAAGATTTAATGTATCGTATCCTGGCCACAGTGGACAGTATAAAAATGCGCGGACATCGTGTGTTGGTATTTCAACAAGCTGACAATTTATATCAAGAAATACTGTCTGATGCCAGATTTGCCCCGATGCGCAATCGCCCAGAAATCATAAACGGGTTGGCCTGGCGAGCAGTGGCCTGGCAACATGAGCAAGGAGTACAGCCCACAATATACGCACCAGGCCATCCTTACGTACCGCCCGAAATGGTGCATCCAGCTGCCGGCCACCATCACATATTGAATCAATACTTGACAGACTACATCCAAGAGCATAAAATACTAGCATGAGCTTTGTGTGTGAATATTGTAAAAAAACATTTGCACGTGAAAGCACCATTGTGGCTCACATGTGCGAACCCAAACGTCGACGCATGGAGCAGAGTGAGCGCGGTGTGCAGTTGGGCTTGCAGGCCTATCTGCAGTTTTATCGCATGGTGCAAGGCGGCAGCAAAGCCAAGTCATTTGACGAGTTTGCAGACAGTCCTTACTACCGAGCATTTGTGAAGTTTGGACGTTACTGTATAGATACTAGGGTAATAAATCCCCCACGCATGATTGATTGGTTGTTGAAGCACAACAAAAAAATTGACAACTGGTGTTCAGACAAAGTCTACACTGAATACTTGCTGTATCACCTGCAACACGAAGCAGTGGATGATGCATTGACCAGAGCCATAGAGTTTGGTATAGAATGGGCTGAAAAGAATTCAGCACAACCACAGGACTGTTTGAGATATGGCAACACCAATGCAGTGTGTTATGCAATCACTGCAGGTCGAATCAGTCCCTGGGCAATCTACAATTCAGAGTCGGGTCAGAAGTTCCTGGCCAGTCTACATCCTCAACAGGTAGAAATGATCTGGAGTTATATCAACAGCGACACCTGGTCACGTAGGTTTGCAGAGCGTCCAGAAGATCAGACCTATGCACAAGAAATATTGACAAGAGCAGGATGGTAACATGATTAGAAATATCACAGGTGGCTACGGAATACACGTTGCAGGCAACGTTTACAATTCACCTTACGTAGACATGTCTCGACCCAGTGCTGGCATGGTACGGTACAACGGCAACAATATTGAAGTGTATGATGGCAGCTCATGGTTGCCTATGACATCGAGCTATCCACAGATTGAACTGGACAGCAAAACACAGGAAATCATACGTTGGGCACAAAACCGTATGGTCGAGGAAGAACGCATGAAGGCCCTGGCAGCTCAACATCCCACAGTGGCAGATGCACTGGCGGCACAACAACGAGCTGAAGAAGCTGTGCGTATTGCAGTGGCCCTGTGTGACGTAAAATGAGCGCAGATATTGATTTTCCGTTGATTTATTGCAACGGAGACAGCTACAGCAACGATGAGTATCATGTGTCGTTAACAAGGAAAACTTATGCCTATGTAGTTGGAGAAAACTGTCACGGATTTGTTATCAATGCCGCGGTAAACGGCAGTTGCAATAGAAGAATTATTAGAACTTCTCTGCATGATTTGATCCTTCAACGGCAGCTGAATCCTTTACAAAAAATAATTGCGCTAATCGGCCTGAGTTTTGAGTTGAGGTCTGAAATATGGGCGGACAACTTGCCTAGCCGTCGGCCTAGTGAGTCAAACTTTGTAACGCACACTTTCAGCGGTCAACAGAACTGGAGAGAGAATCTATTAAACCATAAAAACATTGAATCTCTCAACAAGTATAAATTAGACACTAAGTTTTATGAAAAATTTAGCCAGGGCCGAGCATATTTTTTTAGCCCATATGCTGAAAGAATTAATTTACTTGCAGACTTGATTATGTTAAAATCAACTTTAGACAGTATGAATATTGACTTTTTGATTTTTCAGGGACCTGCTGCTGAAAAATTAGAGAGCGACTATTTGCTAGATTTTTTTAAACAACAAATTGCAATGGACCAACGAATTTTCGATCTAGAAACATTTGGATTTTGCGATTGGTCACATGAACAAAAGTTTACACCATTGGATTTTTTAGATCACCCAAAAATTGGTCACTATGGCCCAGACGCACATCGTTCGTTTGCAAACACAATTCTGTTGCCTAAACTTAAAGAATTATCCATATTATGAGTGCAGATATTGATTTGGATTTTGCTGATCGCAGTGCTGTGCTGAGTTTGATTCAGCATACTGCTGCACGACAAAGTGACGGGCGCCGTCACAATTCAGGAGTGTATGTCACAGACATTCCACAGGATCCTGTGCATGGCTGTGCCGCAATAGACTACGAAACTGCAGAACAACGAGGCTATTTCAAACTGGACTTTTTGAACATGAGTGTGTACAGCTTGATTCAAACACCTGAACACTACGAAGCCATGCTGGCCGCAACTCCTCCATGGAGCCGACTGTGGACTGATGCTCAATGGGTTAGGCAACTAGCACACGTGGGCAATTACTATGATTTGCTGAAAGAAATGAAGCCAGATTCAATACCAAGATTGGCTGCTTTTATATCAATTATTCGTCCGGGCAAAGCACACCTACAGAGACAACCCTGGGATCAAGTGTTTGCATCAGTATGGGACGGAGACACCAGCCAAGGATACACATTCAAAAAAGCACATGCAATAAGTTACGCAGCTTTGGTGGCGTTGCACATGAATCTTCTCAATCCATCCGACGCACAAGCGTGATTGATTTTCGCTTGCTTTTTTTGCGAGCTATGTCTTGAAGGCTGCAGATTGGCCCGTGTAAAATTTCTAGATCTTTGTTGGAGAATGTGCGCAACGTGGATTTGAATCGATCCCAGTCGCCGCGCAGAAATATGTTTATGGGTATGCTGTGATTGCTTTCCCACCACCATTGTCCTGCCAGTTCTAAAAATTCCAGCTTGTCGGTTTGATTTTGTATGACCCCAAAGTCGTAGATAGTGGTCACGATCTCGTCGCGATTTTGTACTACTCCTATATACTCCACGTTGGCATAAACGCACAAGGTTATAAAAGGGTATTTTTCAGTTAGCTTTTTAAATATATTGTTACCCATAAATACTGATTGAGGATTCACATGTATTCATCCACCGTTTACTTATACCAACAAATTACCAGAGTGTTATTGATTGACACCGGCGGTGGCTATTTCACAGCGAGGTACGACCCAGTGTATGCTAAACAACTAACCGTCAACAAAGGCGTTGACAACGTCTTCTTGTTTGAATTTATCAACCAAGATCAAAAACCAGTAAACATCACAGGCTCTAGTT